CTGATCCTTTATCAGAAAGTAATAGCAAGCTTTGGAACGAAGATGGTTCTGAAGAAGCTAAACGTATCGTACGTGAGCGTAAGCGTAACCTTCGCTATATTGCTAACGTACTAATTATCTCAGATCCATCTGCTCCAGAGAATGAAGGTCAAGTTAAACTATATCGCTTTGGTAAGAAGATCTTTGATAAGATTATGGACTCAATGCAGCCTCAGTTTCCTGACGAGGCTCCGGTTAATCCATTTGATATGTGGAATGGTGCTGACTTTACGGTAAAGATTCGTAAGGTAGAAGGCTATCCTAACTACGATGCTTCTGCGTTTAAGTCTCCATCAGCTATGGCTGGTAGTGACGATGATTTAGAAGCTATCTATAATAAGCAACACGATATGTCTGAGTGGACTGATCCTAAGAACTTCAAGTCGTATGATGAGTTGAAAGCTCGTCTGGCTGTGGTGCTTGGTGAAAATGCTCCACGTACTGTTCAGCAATCGATTGCTTTAGATGAGACTGCTAGTTATAGCGCCCCGTCTTCATCTCCTCAACCAACTGCACCAGTTGCAGCACCTACACCTATTGCTACAGCAGAAGATACATCTATCGAAGAAGATGATACGATGTCATACTTTGCTAAGCTAGCCGCTGAAGATTAATTAACCTCCAGGTCTATAACCTCTTCTTCCACCGCTGACCAGCTCCTTTGTAGTAGCAACAGAATCTACTGCAGATCTAGGAGCTGGTCTCGGTGATCCCCCTCCAGAAACATTATTATTTGTAATATTATCACCTTCGTTAATTATAACAGGTGCGCTAGAGCCTCTTCTTTGCTGACCGGGCTCATATGATGTAAGAGTATCAGTAGCAGCTGACGGCCCAGCTGCTGTTAGTCTAGTATTGTTGCGGCCAGCATTACTAGTCAAAAGGCCGTCATAGTAAGCATTTTCTGCTTTAATAATCGCCATTTGCTGATCTCTCTGCATTTGGTTTAAATTTAACCTGGCATGATTAGTAAATATTTCTTGACCTGTAATTAATTTAGATATCTCATTGAGAGGATCAAGTAATAATTCTTTATTTGCATCCATAAGAGTATTAGCGAAAAAGTCGACTATATTAGCTGGTTCGCGAGCTATCCTATTCATAGTAGTTTTTACTACTCCACTAGCCTCCAACATTTCTTTATCTAGAGCCACATCGCGTGCAATAAAGAATGCTTCTAGTGGTATAAGAGCTTTAGAAGCGAACTTTCCTATTGGTTCAGCTGCGTCTATTACTTTTTTTACAGTAAAAGCAGTGTCTCTATCAAACGCCGATCGCATGCCATCTACCATATCTGTTACAGCTGTTTTAGTAGCTATTAGTGGCGCTCTTTGTGGCTTCGGCGCAATATTATCATTTGCTACTCTCGGGTCACCAGCAAATTGTCTTTTAGCCTGTTCAAAATCTATTATATTACTAGATTTCTTTACAGCATCTGCTGCATTGTCTATTAGAGCCTGTGTGGGGATTTTATTCGTTATAAACGGTTCATACTTTGACTTTAGTAAGGGTCCTACAGGAGTATCTGCTCTTTGAGCTCCCCCTAAAGTGGGCCTTTTAGTTACATCTTCAAGACCTTCTTGAGGACTTGGGCCTCTAAACTTAGGTTCAGTTTTAGGTAGTGCATTATCTATTGCTGATCGCTGGGATTTAATATATCGCCTGAGCTTATTTGCTGCATATAGCACTAGACCGGAAAGGGCTGCAGTAATAGATCCTATTGCTGTTTGTACGTTAGGGTTAAGAGTGTCTAACTCTCCTAAGTCACCAGGTAGAGTAACTGTACCATCATTTTTATTCCATCCAAATGTTCTTGATAGCCATCCAGTAATTTCACTTCCAAAAGCTCCTCCAATAGCAGCTAATACTTTTACATAAGGATTCTTAGTTGCGAAGGAAGCAATCATATATGCGTATAGCGCGCTGGTTGCTTTTTTATTAACATCAGACTGTTGTTCATCAGTAAGTTCAAAACCAAATGAACTTAAAGCTTTTTCTATTGCGTCGCCTAAGAATACTGCTGCCAGACCTGCAATTGCACCTTTCTTAAGAATTCTACCTGCAAGTACTCCTATAGAAGCTGCTAAACCTCCTCCAAGCATACCTCCAAATAGATTACCAGCCATATCAGCCAAAGCAGTAAGACCAAGTCCTTGCTTAACTCCTCCAGTAAATGTAGATGGAGTTGACACTCTTGCTGACTTTTCTCTTCTTTTTTCTCTAGCAGCTTCTGCTCTATCACCAGCTCCTCGTTCGTAAGCAACTCGGGCATTTTCACTCTCTTTAACAAGAGTTAGAATACCGTCTTTAACAGTTTCCATTGATCTGTTTTGTTCTTGTAGTGTATCTACTACTGCTGCTAAAGAACTCATCTATTTACCTTTGCATTTGTTGCCGCTGCATCTCTTCTCTTTCTTTCTCAATGTCATCTTTTAACATTGATAAGTAGATCTCCCTCTCCCATGGTATCATATATTCTATATCATGTAAAGAATATTTGAAATTTTGTATCAATTGATAGTTTGTCATATAGAAGCTTGTTAAACTATCATGAGAGAGGTTAATTAGAAAAAATCAGCTAATCCTTGTAATGTTAATTGGTTATCTTCTTTACAATGTGTACATTTAAATTCTACATCATGCTTTAAACTTGGTAGTCCGTTTACAAAAGCTAAGAGCTTATCAAACTGATCTGTAGTAAGACTTTCAATAAAGCTTTGAACTTCGCTTTTAGGTTCATCATCAAATTTAATAATTTCTTCTTCAGTTCTTAATTCATCTAAACAAGTCATTACCAGATCATATAATACTTTAGTTACGCTTGTATCTGTACTTTCTTGATTAAGCATTGAAGCGTATTTAGGGTAACGCATTTTTACAGTGAATGTATCGTTTAATTCAATAGTTTGATCTTCTTTATTTACTTCAATTTTTATCTCGTCAAGCTTAATATTTACTTTATTATTNGTTTCACAGTTTTTACAAGATATCATGATATCTGTTGTTTCACCAACACTCTTAGCTCTAATTTGAGTAAACATATACTCTACGTCAAACGTAGCTAAAGAGTTAATATCGATATTACCCTCTAAGCAAGCTGATATAGTATCAGTTATAGACTTTAAGATTTGTTTATCATCTTGAGTCTCTAGAGCCATCATCAGTACTTTTTGCTCTTTAACTAAAAATGGTCTAAAATATACCTTTTTATCTGTTGATGGGATTGTTAGTTCATACTTTGGTACATCGTTTAATTTTGGCAGCGCCATTTCATTTCATCCTTAAATTTGTTTCCAATTTTTATATGATAGTTGTACGTTTAATTCTACGATACCGTCTTGATCGTTGTTTAGTTGAATAGCATTCATAGTAGTTGGAAATGCATTAGCTAGTTGACAGCTATAGATTATTTGATCATTAGCAACTGTTACGGTTCTAGGGGTAAATAAATCTAAAAAGTTACCAAACGAGTATGTAGGTAAAGTTACTCCCTTCTTAAGTTGATCAATAACAATCTGAAAAGTATAATCGTTATAATAACCTACTTCTAAAGAAGTTTGATTTACAGCAAGATCTTGCCAAGTCTCAAAATATCTTTTTATACCATAATCATTCATAACATGAAAAGTCATATTGATATCTTGTATAGCATATCCATATGCTACTTTTTCAAACTGCAACCCGATTCTACGTTCGTTAGTTAAAATCTGTCTACCTGGTAGCTGTACATCTTTACATAATAAAGATATATCTCTAGAAGAAGCAACCCCTGGTAGAGATGGTAATCTCACTCTAAAGACATTTGCTCTAGCAACTCCACCTTTAGATGAAACTAAACTTTTAAACTGATCAATTGTATCCATTAGATCATTTTCCTTGAAGAAGAATATACAGCAGCTGCACTTGTCTTTTGCCAATCAGCAGTAGGAAGAAATGCAGCAATCTCCCATTCTGGAGCATGCACTTCAGCAAATCTACTTCTAACATGTCCGGCTAGATAATGCTTTATGCATGGCTTGAAGTACTTAAACTTTGCAGCTCTTTTTAATGTATTATAGGTAACATTGAACTTAGTACTCTCATCATATCTATTGTTATTAGTAATATCTAATAAGGAGTCGAGAAACTTAGCTCTAAGAATAGGAGGTAGATAATGTAAGTTAAGACCCATAAACCCATCTGGAGCAGGACTCAAAACAATAGTAAGAGGAAAGCTGTCATAGAAAGGTAGCTTATCTTTATGCTTAGGGTCATAGAAGAACATTTGCATTGAACCAATAATACGTCTACTACCTAAAGATAGCTGCTCGTCTTTCATCAAAGCATTTCTATTTACTCTTCTAATATTCTGTACCTTACGACGAAACCAATCACGCGACTGTTGAGTGCGTGGAGTAATACCTGCTCTAAAAGCGTCTTGTTCTATTTTCTGAAATAAATTTGACATAACGTTATTTATCTCTTTTTAAGGACTTTTTTTCTACTGATAGGTTTCAAAGGTCTCAAAGGTTTTAACCCTCCCTTTTTGCTTTGCTTAGGCATGATACCCATTTCAGTAAGAGTCTTTTCAGTCCATATTTGGAATTCCCATCCACGATCTTTAGCGTACTCATTAGCAGCCTCCCATTTGTTCATATTCTTTACATAAGTCATTGCTTCGCTGATATAGCGTTTTGATTTGTCTGGACGTTTTGGTGGTTTAGTTTCTTTATCTGGCTTTATTTCGACAAGTATAGTTCTACCATCTTTAAATGATATTTTAAGATCCATAAAGTATCGATGCATCCTCTTATCTACATCCCACAAGTATGGTATAACCACTTCCTCTGAAGACCATCCTTTAATGTTAGGGTTATCGTCACACCAAGCAAAGCAATATCGCTCCCACATAGATCGAAAAACGATCTTATCAGGATCTCCTTTGTACTTACTTCGATGCTTTACTCTATATTTACCTGAATAAGCCATATAAATAATCTCATAAAATTCTATTTATAGGTACTCGTATGAACTTCGAAAATCAACCTAGTGAGCCATTCAAGCAAGATATAAATGAGTATAATCCTCGTTATACATTCCCCCTGGAAAATCAAGATGATTATAGGGGGCTAATTAGATTTCTAGCGTATGATGAAGATTATCAAAGCTTAGCTGGATTAGCATTTCGAACAGCTGCAGTTGCTGGAGTCTCTGGAGAAGTAATAGATAATTTTAGAGCAGAAGGTTTTTCTACTAAAAAGGGTAAAGCTAATAATAAGAAAAACAGAGGTGAAGTTGTTTTATATTTACCTCAATCTATTCAGATATCAGATAATATACAGTATGGTAGTATTGAATTAGGAGCTATAGGTGCTACTGCTATGCAAGGGGTGGCAGCAGGATCCGGAGCGGTAGGACTTGTAGGTGATGCTCTCAAATCAGTTATGGAGGATATTGCTTCTGCTGCATTTGGAGATTTAGGAGATGCAGGGGCCGCCGCGGCAGTTCAGAGAACAGCTAGACGGTTTGGCGCGCCTCAAATTGCAGGTGCGGTTGCTACTTCTACTGGCGTAACTATTAATCCAAACAATAGAAACATTTTAAATGGAGTTGCATTAAGAACATTTAGATTCCAATTTAAACTCATACCTACTTCTAAACGAGAGGCTGATATCATAAATAAAATGATAAAATGGTTTAGAATGTCAATGTATCCTGATATAGGAGCTGCTTTAGATGAAACTCAAGGAACTAGCTTAACTTTAAAATATCCCTCTAAGTTTAAAATTACTATGGAATATGGTAAATTTAGTGATGCTGGAGGAGTAGAGTTTGGAGATACAAACCCAGTAGCTACTGGTTTATTACCTTGCTTTCTTCAAAGCTTTGATGCGGTGTATAACCCCAATGCGATGGCTTTTCACTCAGATGGTAATCCTCAAGAAGTAGATATTAGCATGAACTTTATTGAAGAAAGAGCTTTAAATAGAAATGATGTTAAAGACGATAGACCAGACATTATAGTGGGAGGAATGAGTTAATGACTTTTTTTACAAACTTCCCTTTAGTTAATTACAACTTTGGTAATGAGAATTCTCAATCCGTTTTTCAAAATCTAACTACCTACATTGATATCATTGATCAGCTATCCGATCAAGTTGCAGTGTATAATGAGGTTACTATTCCTAACGGTGAAAGACCGGATGTGCTTTCTCAAACATTATACGGGACTACAGATTACTATTGGCAGTTTTATATGCTTAATGAAAAGCTAAGAGTGCAGGGATGGCCGTTTACCCCTTCCGAAGTAACAGAATATCTTAAAGTATACTATCCTAACATTACACTTAAAACAAACTCTAATCTTCAAGGAGAATTTTACGTTGGTGATTTAGTAGCTAAGAAAGATAATAATGGCTCATTTGACAATCCTCCATTTAAAGCTAAAATATTAAAAAAGAATTTAGACCTTGGACATCTTATTGTTAAACCTATAATAGAAGTTGCTTCTATTTCTATTGTTAATCCAGGTTCAGGCTACACAGCTGTTCCTACTATTACATTTAAGGGTGGTAGTGGAGAAGGAGCTGTTGCGGTCCCAGAATTAAATGAAAACGGTGAAGTATCAGGAGTCACTGTTATAGACGGGGGAGATGATTATAAAACTGCTCCTACTATTGAGTTTTCAGAGCCTGAGTTATCCAGAGGAGTGAGAGCAACAGGAACAGTAACTCTGTCAAGTTATAGTCTTCCTGGTGGTTCTCAAGAGCTATGGTCTCAGAAAGGTGAGACTGATCTTAGCTTATGGACAGGATCACCAGCAGCTGATCCAAATAGTTTTGGAATCATAGCTCAATCTAATGCTTTACAATACCTTGCTGTACATCATTATGAAGATGCAAATGGTAATATAGTCGACCTACCAAGACAAATCGATGGAGGAGTAGATAATCTTCCGTTTAGTTTAAGCACGTTAGGATATACAAGTAAATCAGTGCAAGAGGTCTTTATAAAAAACAATGATGAGCTATCCCAAATAAAAATCTTCACTCCAGCAGTAGCAAGACAAATACAAGATGAATATCAAAGGCTTCTTGTTCAATGAATCAACTTACTAACTTTACTCCCGAGAGTTTTGATTTAACAAAACTTTCATTAAAAATACCTGGGCGACAATTTAAAGTAGGTCCTCAAGTATCTGATGAGATTGATATTATTCAAACATCAGTAGAGTTAAGTATATTTGAACATATTAGTATGCCTTACCTGACAGCTAAATTAGTTCTAGTAGATGATTTTGGCTTGCTTGATTTTCCTGGAATTGAAGGAACGGAAAAGGTAGTAGTAGAGTTTGGTTATCCAGCAACATATATAAAAAATATTGAGAAAACATTTTTAATAAGAAGTATAGGTTCTGCAGAGAAATATAATGACTACACTAATGTATTTGTGTTTGACCTTATCGAAGATATTGGCTTTTATGATAAGGTACAAAAGATAAGCAAAGGATATACAGGCACAGGTGAGCAGATAATTAAAACTATTCTACAAGATAAGCTTAATGTAGATCTGGACACTACCAATTGCAAACCTTCTTATCAAGAAGCTTTCAGATATGTTGTTCCCTATATTTGTCCTTTGCAAGCTTGTAAAGAAGTTTTAACCCGTATGACAACAAGCACAGGTTGTCCTTATTTTCTTTATTCCTCTTTATATTCAGATAAACTTGTCTTATGTGATTTAGAATCTATATTAGAAAAAGAACCTTTTAATCAAGGCAACCCATTTGTATATTCTCAAGCTCAGACAAATGCCCCTCTTAACAATATAGCTAAAGTAGCATCATCACTAAGACATTACAAAGGTACATCATTAGAAGATACTCTTGAATTAGTAGAATCAGGTGCCGGCGGTATCTTACATAATTATATTAGCTTGGGCAATGAGACGGTAAATAACACTCGTCATTATTCTATAGTTAACAGCGTTATAAAATTACTAGAAAATAATAATATAATTAATCGCGATGAGTTAAAAAGACTTGTTAATGAAGACTTCTTAGTAGATCCGAGTGGAAGGTCAGAATTAACTTTAGGTGAAATGAACTCCAAAATTATCTCTGTTATCTCTACCTCTAATTACCCTCTAGAAAATATAGATAGCTTTAACGAAGGCTCAACATACTATCAAGCAGTACTACCAGAGTTTAAAAACGCTATTCTCTTATACTTAACTAAAAATGTATATGACTTAGAGATGCCAGGGTTTTTATTTCTTCCTGTTGATAATACTAACAACACAGATAAAAGTGTTGGTAATCAATTATCAGTTAGAACATATAAACATAGCGAAACTGAAAGTACTAATAATACAGGTAGATATGTTATGTTAGCAAAAAGACATATTCTTGATATTCCTGAAAGAACTCACAATGTATCTCTACAGTGTGGTAGAATATCTAATCAAACTGCTCTTAAAGGATAAAAATGTATTACGGTGACGAGACAAGATGGTTTTTAGGAACAGTTGTAGCGGTTAGCTCTCAACGTGCAGCTGTAGGGAAAGCTAAAGTTAGGATACATGGAATTCATGGACCAGATGTAGCCTTTCAAGATCTACCTTGGGCTGATTGTATGTTACCTACTACAGAGTCAGGGATATCAGGTATAGGAAAAGTACCTCAGGTGCTACCTTCATCTACAGTATTTGGTATATTTGCTGATGGCGCTTTGTCTCAATCACCTATTATAATTGGTACTCTTAATAAGTTTGAAAGACCTTCTACCAGTCAAAAACGACTTGCTGGATTATCAGGTAACGCAGCTAGTCTTTCAGATAATAACGTAGGTAGAGATGGAGTGTTTATTCCTCTAGAGTTAAAAACTAGCTATCGAGAAGATGCTACTATTGCTCAAAAGAGAGTTATAATTATGCAATTCTTTGTAGCTAACAGATTGTCTCCTGTAGCTGCAGCTGGTATAGTAGGTAACTTACAAGCTGAGAGTGCATTAGATCCAACCAGACCGACAGATGTTAAAGGTGAAGATTCATGGGGTCTTGCTCAATGGAATAATTCTGCGGATGCTGGTTACCGTCAAGATAAGTTAAGAGCCTTTGCTACTCTTAGACAAAAACAGTCAGATGATTTCTTCTTACAATTAGAGTTTATCTTACATGAACTAAGAGGTCAAAGAGATTCTGTAACCAACGGCGCTGCATTTGCTAGCACATATACAAAACTTATTAACTCTACAACGTTCGAAGGGGGGATAAGTAATAAAAACTCTACTTGGGCTTTTTTAGACAAATATGAAAACCCAAGTAATAAAACATCTAAGTTAAAGAAAAGAGAAGAGTTTGCGAGGCTAGCCTTCGAAGATTATAATAAAGCTCTTACTAGCTCAATTAGTGGATTATAATTAATGTCTTCTGAATTCATTCATAGTATTTTTTCTAATTTAAGAAAAGCTCAAAACGCTGAGAAGAGTCACTCTCTTCTTAATAAACTACAGACTCAAGCTGCTATCAACAAAGTATCTAAAGCTGGAGTAAATGCAGGAGATAACTATAACGGATTTGCTTCTTTAAATGGAACAGATGATGTAGTAAGTGCTGTAGCTGGATCTACTCCTGCTCAAGT